CGCGCCCTCCGACGAGGAGCACGCCGATGCCTGACGCCGTCCTGGCCGACTACCACGCCGCCCCCGTCGCCGCTCCCGCGGACGCCTTCGCCGGCCTCGGCCCCCGCCCGACGCTGGCCTGGATCGACGTGGAGCTGCTGACCGTCGATCCCCGCTACCAGCGCTCCACCGACAGCCGCGCCAGCCGCGACAACATCCAGCGCATCGTGGAGCGCTTCTCCTGGCGCAAGTTCCAGGTGCTGACCGTGGTCGCCACCGGCGACCTCTACGCCATCATCGACGGCCAGCACCGGTGGGAGGCGGCGAAGCTGCACCCCGCCGTCCCGTCGGTGCCCTGCATGATCCTGCCGGAAGCGGGGCTCGCCGAGGACGCCCGGACCTTCACCGCCATCAACCTCGACCGGGTGGCCGTCAACCCGTTCCACCTGCACAAGGCCCGGCTCGCCGCCGGCGACCCCGACGCCCTGCATTTGCAGGAGGTGTGCGACCGGTCCGGGATCGTCATCCCGCGCACCAACCTGACGCCGAAGGATCTGCCGCCGCGCGCCACGCTGGCGCTCGGCACCATCCGGGACTGTCTGGTGAATTTCGGCGACGGCCCGACCGTGGCCGCGCTGTCCGTGCTGGCCGACGCCTTCCCGCGCGAGCCGGGGGCGGTGCGCGCCAGCCTGATCAAGGCCATGGTGCAGCTCTTCGTCGTCGCCAAAGCCGCGGGCCGGGATGCGCCGGAGATCGACCGGGCGCGGCTGGCGAAGGTGCTGGCGTCGCGCGGCGCCGTCCCGTTGGAGAAGGCCGGGCGCGCCTACAAGGACAATTTCGGGGGCACCTCGGCGACCGCGATCCGCGCCGCCGTCGCGCGCGCCTACAACGAGCGGCTGCCGGCCGAGCGGCGCCTGCCGGAAACGGTGTGACACCCCATGACCGCCGCCCCATGACCACTGACCGCCTCGACCTGATCGCCCGCCTGACCGTGGCGTCCGACCGCCTGAAGGGCCGGACGCCGGTGGGCCAGCGCGGCCGGCGCGAGCTGCGCGCGCTGCTGGTGGAGGCGCGGCGGGCGCTGCTGGCCGCGGCGGGGCCGGACGGCGCCACGGCCGACCCCCGCATCGGCCTGGCCGCCGCGGTGGAGCGCGCCGCGACCGCCGGCGTCGCCTACCCCGAACTGGTCGGCCTGTTCAACGACACCCTCGACCGATTGCCACGGAGGTGATCATGGCGAAAGCGCCAACCGACAACGCCGTCATCGACGCTTTCAAGCATGCCGTGGCCGGCCGTGGCGGCCCGCTGGCCCGTCTGGTGAAGGGCTTCAGCACCGACGACCTCGCCGCCGCCTTCGCCCGCCACCCTGTCGATCTGATCCTCGCCTTGTCCTTCGCGACGGGGCGCAAGCAGGAGCGCGAACGGATCGCCGACGAGGTCCGGGAGTACCGCCGGAAGCTGCGGCAGGAACGGCGGTCATGACCGCCACCGCGCCCTATCCGCCATGGGAGGTCCGGACCCTCTCCGGCCGCATCCTGGTCCAACACGGCGCCGAAGATTGGGCGCGGGCCGAGCTGATGCGCCGCGCCGTGATCTTCGGGCGCTTTCCCGCCTATGAGGCCGTCTTCGGCCCCGGAAACGAGGTGACCAATGGCACAGCAACTGCACCTCTGGCGCAAGCCGAGGGCCGAGCCGAGCCGCAACCCGCGGACACTCTTCGTGTGTGACGCCGGCGACGCCCCCGGTTCCGAGCCGCACGGCGTCGTCCGGTTCGAGTGCGTGGAATGCGGCCACCAGACGGGGTGGTTCCGCAGCCGCGGCGTCGAGCTGGAGAAAAAGGGCCGCGTCTGCCCCCGCTGCCAGGGCGACCCCGAGCGGGCCGCCGCGGCACCTCCGCCCGACCGGGGAGACGCCTGATGGTCGCCTATTCTTTCCGCCCGAACTTCGTCGACATGATCCTCGCCGGTCTTGAGCCGGGGGAGGAGCTGCCGGGCATGAAGCGGCAGACGATCCGCGCGCACCGCTTCCGTGGCCGGCACGCCCGGCCGGGTGAAGCGATCCAGCTCTACGCCGGGATGCGCACGAAGCATTGCCGTCTGCTCGGCGTCGCCGAATGCACGTCGGTGGAGCGCGTCCTGTTGCGCCTGGACGCACCCGGCGGCGTGACGATCCACGGCGGCGACGCCCCAACGGTTCGCCGCATCGGGGCCGACGAGCCCGAGTTGCTGGACCAGTTCGCCCAACGCGACGGCTTCCCGCGCGGCTGGGCGGAGCTGCTGGAGTTCTGGGCCAGGGAGCATCCCGACACCGGCCATTTCGCCGGCGTGCTGATCCGCTGGAGACCCACGTCATGACCGCCCGCCCGACGTCCGCCCTGACCCTGCATCTGTGCCGCCAGTCGCGCCCCGGCCTCTCCCGCACCTGCCTGAAATGCGGACGCGACGAGAGCGCGTGGCGTTTCGGCGACGCGTCCACGCACCTGCCCAGGGAGTGGGACATCGCCGTCAACCGCTGCACCCCGGAGCCCCGCACATGACCGCCCGCGTCAAACCATCCGGCGCCAAGGCCGCCAACCCGCTCGCCCCGCTGATCGCCAAGGTGCAGACCTTGCGCCGGCAGGTGCCGACGCTGGCCGACGACGCCGTCTGGCGCCCCTTCCTGGCGCGCCACGCCGGTGGCATCACGTCCACCCGCGCCATGAGCGAGACCCAGCTCCACGCCGTCGTGCGTGCGCTCTACGCGGCCGGCGCGCCGAAGCGCCCCGGCAGCTCCGGCGGGAAGCGCCAGCCCTACGCCGACAGCCCGCAGCTCGCCAAGGCGCGCGCCCTGTGGATCGCGCTGGCCGACGCCGGCAAGGTCCGCGACCGCTCCGACACGGCACTCGCCGCCTTCATCCGCCGGCAGACCCGCCAGGACATCGGCATGCTGTCGCCCGAGCGCTGGGCACAGGTGATCGAGGCGCTGAAGGGCTGGGCCGACCGCGTCGGCGCCGCCGTGGAATAGGAGACGTCCATGACCAGTCCCTCGGCCGCCGGGTTGCCCGGCAAGCTCGCGGACGTGGCCGCGCTCACGTCGGTCGAGGTGGCGGAGATCCTGGCGCGCGCATGGGGTGGGCGGCGGCGCTACGTGCCCGCCGAGCCGAAACCAGATCACGAGTTGAGCCGGCTGGTGGGGCACGACAACGCGCGCATCATCGGCGCGGCCATGGGCAACGAGGAGATCAAGTGGCCGAACGCCAAGGCGTGGCTCCACCTGCATGATGCGCGACGGCTATTGGATGAGGGTGTCTCCATCGCAGGCATCGCCAAGCGTCTGGGCATTTCCGATGTTCGCGCCCGGACCCTGCTGCGGGGCTACGGTGCACCACGAGCTCCCGGATCAAGGACTGCGACGGTTGCGCCCCGTGAATGCCCGGACTGCCATCCGGCGCGACGGATCGCCGACCGTGTCGGATTGAGCGAGCAATGGGTGTTCCAGCTCATATCCAATGCGCATCGGATCAAAGGTCAACCGCAGATGCCAGCGCCAACCTGCTGCCCGACGTGCCGGGCGCCCCTCGTGGATGTGCCCCGAACAAAGCCCATTCGAGGAAAGCGTCCTGTGCCACACCCCGACGAGCAGCCCGACCTGTTCTCGCCGCGCTGAGCCTCTCTGTCCCTTCATTGTCTTTGCGGTGCGCGGTAGGCGCCTAACACGCGCGACAATGGCGCCATCCCCACACGGATGGCCTTCCCATGTCCTACGCCGGCCCCGGCCTGTCGCCCCGCCACCTGGAAGCCTTCGTCATCCGTCCGGTGCTGGCGCATCTGGCCGGAACCGACGCCCCCGGCATCGACCGCGACGCCGCGGTCGAGCTGCTGCTCGGCACCGCCGCGCACGAGAGCGGCCTGCGCGCGCTGGACCAGATCACCTCGCCGACCGACCGCAGCCTCGGCCCCGCCTTCGGCCTGTTCCAGATCGAGCCGCGCACCCACGCGGATCTCTGGACCAACTTCCTGGGCCACCGCCCCGCGCTCGCCGCACGGGTCGCGGCGCTGCGGTCCGCCTGGCCGTCCGGTGATGTCCAGCTCGCCACCAACCTCGCCTACGCCGCGGCGATCGCCCGGCTGGTCTATTTCCGCAGCCCGGTCCCCCTGGCCGCCCCCGGCGACGTCGCCGGACACGCCGCCGTGTGGAAGCGCGTCTACAACACCACCGCCGGCAAGGGCCGGCCGGAGCAGTTCGTGGACGCCTGGAGCCGTCTCGTCCAACCCTACCGTTGAGGTGCCCCATGGGCTTCGCCCACGCCTTCGCCGCGCTCCTTCTGTGCGTCATCTTCTCCGGCGGCCTGTATCTGCTGAAGCGGCCGTCCTCGGACCTTTCCGACCGTATCGTCGGGCTGGTGGCCGTCCTGCTGTCGGTCGCCGGCATGCTGGCGGTGGGCGGCGCCGCGGCCCTGGCCGCCGACCTCTCCGTCGCACCGCCCTCGCCCTGGTCAGGCGTGCTGGAGACGGCGGTGGGGAGCCTTGCCGCCATCGCGTCGGCCACCATCCTGGCGGTGTTCGAGCTGGCGCGGCGCCAGCTCAAGGCCCGGCTCGGCGTCGCGCTGGACGATCAGGCCCGCGAGTATGTCCAGGACGCGGCCGACCGCTTCGCCGCCTTCGCCCACGCCCGCCTGTCGGCCCTGGCCGGCCTGCCGGCCCCCTCACCGGTGGGGCTGCCGCCGGGAACGGCGCCGGGTGCGTCCGCAGCCCCCGCCCTTTACGACAGCGTCGTGGACGAGATGGTGGACGCGATGGTCGAACAGGTGCCGGACGGCCTGTCGCGCCTCGGCGTGGACGCCGCCGGCGTGCGGCGCATGCTGATGGTGCGTCTGGCCGCGCGCGGCATCCTGCCCGAGGGCGGCTGACCATGGCCGACGACGCCGATCGCGCGCAGGAGCTGGGGGCGCTGTACGAACGCGCCCTTCGCGTGCCGGTCCGGGCATTAAAGGCGCGCGTCGCGTCCGACGCGGCGGCGCCGGCCGTCTGCGCCGACTGCGGCGACGCGATACCGCCGGCCCGCCGCGCCGCGTGGCCGGGTGCGCGCCGGTGTCTTTCCTGCCAACAGCAGCACGAGGCGCGGTGATGGTGGCGTGGATGAAGGAGTGGTGGCCCGTCATCGCGTTCGTGCTGACGATCGCCGTGGTGCCGGCCCTGAAATGGGTGGTCGGGCAGCTCCGCAAGGGGCTTGCCAGCCACGAGGATCTGGAGATGCACACCCGATCCGCGGCGGAGGCGCAGCTGGCGCTGGAGCGGCGGCTGGTGGACCGGCTGGAGGCGCAGACGCGCTGGATCGCCGACCACAACACCCTGCACGCCACCATCGCCGCCGATCTGACGCACCTGCGTCAAACCATGGCGGAGCTGCCGAAGGCCGACCAGCTCGCCCGCGTGCTGCTGGCGGTCGAGGGGGTGCGCGGGGACCTGAAGGCGATCAGCGCCACCATGGAAGGGGTGCGCACCACCATCGACCAGATCGACGCCCGCGTGCTGCGCCACGAGGGCATCTTCGCCGACGCCGCCGCGGCGCGGCGGGCATCATGACCCCGGAGGGAGTGCATCATCATGGCGCTGGACGCTGAAGGGCTGGCGTGGCTGCGCTCGCTGCGCCTGTCGATGCTGATCGCCGCCTTCAAATCGCCCGGCCGCTCCATCAAGGAGGGGCCGCTGCACCGTGTTCTGACGGGAAACGAGCATTTCCGTGTCGCGCGCGCCGAGGTCGAGCGGCAGATGCGCCACCTCGCCTCGCTCGGCCTCGTCTGGTGCGACGAGACCGGGCACGACCTGGTGCTGTCGCTGACCGACGACGGCATCGACCTGGTGCTCGGGCGCGGTGGCCACCCGGAGGTTGACAGCCCCAGCCCCGGCACCGCCCGCCGGATGGCGATGGCGGCAGCGGCGGAGATCGCCCGCAAGACGCTGGGGGATGCCTGATGGCGCACGGGGCCGACACCCGCGCGGACCTGCGCCGCGCCTATGTCTACGACCGTCTGGAGCTTCCGGCGGCGGCCGAACGGCTGGGGGTGTCGCTGTCGTCCGCCCGGCGGTGGAAGCAGGAGGCGGAGGCCGATGGCGACGACTGGGACCGCGCCCGCTCCGCCGCGCGGCTGGCCGGCGACGGCCGCCAGCAGATCGCCGAGATGATCCTCAACGACTATCTGCTGCTGCATCAGGCCTGTGTCGAGGACATCAAGGGCAAGGCGGACATCGACCCGTTGAAGAAGGCGGAGGTGCTGTCGCGCCTCGCCGACGCCTTCAACAAGACGATGGCGGCGGTCGGCCGGGCGTCGCCGGAGCTGTCGCGGCTGGCGGTCGCCACCGACGTGATCCAGCGCCTGGCCGGCTTCGTCCGGCGCGACTTCCCGCATCTGGCGCCGGCGCTGCTGGAGGTGATCGAACCCTTCTCCGCCGAACTCAGCCGGGACTATGGTTGATGGCGCGCCCGGCTCTGCCCAAGCTGTCGCGCAAGGAGTTCCTGGCGACCGTCGCGGAGACGGCGTCGGCGCTGCGCGCCACCATCGAGGCGGAGGTCACCGGGCTGGACGACGGCCCGGCCGCCATCCTGGAGCGCCGGCGCCGGGCGCTGGCGGCGGACGGGCTGGAGTTCTTCGCCCGCACCTATTTCCCGCATTATGTGAAGGCCCCCAACAGCCGCCTGCACGATCACCTCTACGCCCGCATCCCGGAGCTGCTGGCGGCGGCGGAGGGGCAGACCGACGCCATCGCCGCCCCGCGCGGCGAGGCCAAGTCCACCATCTGCTCCCAGCTCACGCCGCTGTGGTGCGTGGCGCGCGCCATCAAGTCCTACATCCTGGTCATCATGGACGTGAACGAGCAGGCCGTCCTGATGGTCGAGGCGATCAAGGCCGAGCTGGAGACCAACCCGCGGCTGGCGCTGGACTTCCCGGAAATCGCCGGCCGGGGGCGGGTGTGGAAGGAAGGGGTGATCGTCACCCGCAACGGCGTCAAGATCCACGCCCGCGGCGGCGGGCAGCGGGTGCGCGGCCTGCGCCACGGCCCACACCGGCCGGACCTCGCCATCCTGGACGATCTGGAGAACGACGAGAACGTCCGCACGCCGGACCAGCGGAACAAGCTGGAGAAGTGGCTGAACTCGGCCGTGCTCAACGTCGGCGCCGCCGACAGCACGCTGGACGTGCTCTACATCGGCACGATCCTGCATTACGACAGCGTCCTGGCGCGGACCATGCGGAACCCGCTGTGGCGCGCGACCAAATTCCAGTCGGTCATCCGCTGGCCCGAGCGCCGCGACCTGTGGGACCGCTGGGAGGAGGTGCTGCGCAACGACGGGGTGCCGGCCGCCGACGTCTTCCTGGCCGCCAACCTCGCCCTGATGCTGGCGGGGGCGGAGGTGTCCTGGCCGGCGGTGCGGCCGTTCCCGGCGCTGATGCGGATGCGGGTGCGCATCGGGCGCAGCGCCTTCGCGTCGGAGCAGCAGAACGACCCGCTGTCGGAGGACGACGCCGTCTTCGGCCGCATCACCTATTGGGTGCAGCGTCTGGACGCGTGGGTGTTCTTCGGCGCCTGCGACCCGAGCCTCGGCAAGCAGAACCGGGCGCGCGACCCGTCCGCCGTGCTGGTGGGCGGCTACGACCGCGAGCGCCGGGTGCTGGACGTGGTGCTGGCGTCGATCCGGCGGCGGGTGCCCGACCGGATCATCATGGACGTCATCGAGGCGCAGCGCGAATTCCACTGCATCGCGTGGGGCGTGGAGAGCGTCCAGTTCCAGGAGTTCTTCCGGCAGATCCTGATGGAGCGGTCGGTGGCGGCCGGGGTGCCGGTGCCGGCGAAGCCGGTCATCCCGCACGCCGACAAGGCGCTGCGGATCGAGAGCCTGGAACCCTATGTGTCCAACGGGCTGATCCGGCTGAACGCGTCCCAGACGACGCTGATCGACCAGATGGAGCATTTCCCCCTGGTCGATCACGACGACGGGCTGGATGCGCTGGAGATCCTGTGGAAGATCGCCACCGGCACGCGGGCCGCCGCCGGCACCAGCGTGCCGCCGCCGGACGGCGGGGGGCACGGCCGCGCCGGCGGCCCGGCCATGCGCGGGCGGGGCGGCTTTCTCGGCGGCATGGGCCGCATGTTCGGCGGGAGACGGTGAGACGATGGGCGTGTTCGACCCCTTCCTGCGGCTGATGGCCGCCGCCTTCCCTCCCGCCGTCGTCCCCGCTGGCCGGCCGATGCGCGAGGCGGCCGGCGCCGCGGCCGATCCCGACGACGAGGACGGCACCTGGCGCCCGGTCGGCGCCGACACGGCCCGCGACCTGTCGCCGATCACGCAGGAGCGGATGCAGCGGATCGCCGCCTGGGCGTGGGAGCGCAACCGGCTGGCGAACCGCCTGATCGAGCTGCCGCTGGCGATGCTGCTGGCGGAGGGCTGGACGCTGGAATGCGACGACGCCGACGCGCAGGGCTGGCTGGACGCCTTCGTGCGCGACCCGATCAACCGGCTGGACCGGCGCTTCAAGCAATACGCCCGCGAGCTGGCGCTGTTCGGCGAGCAGTGCTGGCGCGTCTACGGGAACGAGGTGTCGGGCGCCATCCGGCTGGGCTATGTCGATCCCGGCGCCATCGAGGCCGTGGTGACCGACCCCGACAACGTGGCCCAGCCGATCGGCGTGGTGGTGCGCAAGCGGTCGGGCGACCGCCGGGTGTACCGGGTGATCCTGCCCGGCGACGACGCCGATCTGTTCGGGGAGGGGGCGCGGGCCTTGCGCGCCGGGATGACGGGCGGTGACTGCTTCTTCTTCCGCGTCAACGGGCTGGTCGCCGGCAAGCGGGGCCGGTCGGACCTGCTGTCGGCGGTGGACAAGTGCGACGCCTATGACGAGATGCTGTTCGGCGAGATCGAACGGGGGGAATTGCAGCGCCATGTCCTGTGGGACGTGACGCTGACCGGCGCCGATCAGGCCGAATGCGACCGCCGCGCCGCCAACCTGCCGCCGCCGCGGGCGCGCACGGTGCGGGTGCACAACGAGAACGAGGCGTGGCAGGCGGTGGTGCCGCAGCTCGCCGCCGGCGACGCGGACACGGCCTTGCGGACGCTGCGCAACGACATCCTGGGCGGCGCCAGCCTGCCGGAACACTGGTACGGGTCCGGCGGCGACGTGAACCGCGCCACCGCGCTTGCCATGGGCGACCCGACCTACAAGGTGCTGACCGACCGCCAGAACGAGCTGAAGGCCATATTGGAGGAGGTCGGTACCTATGTGGTCTGGCGCCGGGCGGCGGCGCTGGGGCGCGCGGCCGACCCGGCCGACCCGGCCCTGCGCGTGCGCGCCGTCTTCCCCGACCTGGTCACGCGGGACGTGGCCGCCATGGCGGCGGCGCTGGGCCAAGTGGTGGGTGCGGCGGCCGGGGGCGTGTCGCAGGGGCTGCTGAGCCGCGAGACCGCGGTGCGGCTGATCGCGCTGGTCGCCACCCAGCTCGGCCAGAAGATCGACGCCGCGGCCGAGCTGGCGAAGGCGGAGAAGGAGGAGGCCGCGGCGGCCGAGGACGATGTGTACGCCGAGCCGGCGGAGGATGAGGCTTCGCCCCTGTCCGGCGAGGAACCGGCATGACGGCCTTCAGCATCGTGGAGACGCTCCCGCCGTACGGCCGGCGGGAGCTCGGGGCGTGCCACCGCCCCGAGCCGCGGGCTTGCACCCCGCACGACCGCAACCGGCCGCATCGCGGCCGTCCCGCACCCCGGCGCCGGGGCGGGACCACCATAGGCGTTACCCTGAATGGAGGAAATCCGCTGCGGTTCCTGCCGCCGGCTTCTGGCGCGTGGAACCGCGAATTGCCTGGAAATCAAGTGCCCCCGCTGCGGCACGATCAACCATGTGAGGGCCACGAGCTCCCCGTCCGAACGCCCACGAGCGTCCGACTCGGAGAGCGCACTTGGAACCGCTCAAGACCATCGGGCCGCGAGGCTACATCCATGACATCCAGGACGGTGCCCGCCGTGTGGTGGGCTTTGGAGACGCCGAGTTCCTGGTCAAAGAGGCGCCGCGCCGTGAGGTTGTGGCGCTCATCGTCGCCAACCACTATTCGCACCGGGCGGTCAACAACGCCTATATCCATCTCGGCGTGTATCACCGCGGCGCGCTGGTCGGCGCCCTCCAACTCGGCTATGCGATGAACCCGGCCTCCGCCCGCAACATCGTCGCCGGAACCTGCAACCGCGGTTACCTCGAACTCAATCGCATGTGGTTGAGCGACGCGGTGCCGCGGAACGGCGAGAGCATGGCGATTGCCTATGCCGTGAAGTACATCCGGGCGGCTCATCCCGCCGTGGACTGGATCCAGTCCTTCGCCGACGAGCGCTGCGGCCTATGGGGTGTGGTTTATCAGGCCTGCAACTTCGTGTATTGCGGGTTCCACCGTTCGACCTTCTATGAACTCGATGGGGTCTGGTACCACAAGATCCTGGCGACATCGGTAACCCGCCAGGGCGGGCGCGGTGCTCATCTGCGGGAAAATCTGCACCGCGCATCCCGTCATGTCTTCCGTCAGTTCCGGTATGTGCTCTTCCTGAAGCGATCGGCCCGCCGCCGCTTGCTGCTTCCCATCCACCCCTATCCCAAACCTGACCGGGACGGGAATGGCGCGTTGGTCGGGACGAGCCTCATGGGCATCGCCGCATGACCGCCGACTCACCACCCGGCCCCAGCGAGCGCGACCGCGCCTTCCGTGCCGAGCGGCTGCGCCAGATCCGCGCCGGCAACGCGATCCGCCGGCGGACCGCCGACCAGGTGCGCGCCGTCCTGCGGCAGGCGCAGGCGGAGATCGCGGCGACGCTGGCGGGCGCGCCCTCGGCGTGGCAGGTCCACCACCTCGGCCGGCTGAAGGAGGAGGTCGGCCGGGCGCTGGCCCGGCTGGAGGCCGGGTGGGACGCGGCGGTCGGGGCCGGGCTGGACGCGAGCTGGGCGGCCGGGATCGACCTGATCGACCGGCCGGCCGAGGCCGGCGGCGTCCGGCTGTCCTCCCTGCTGGCCGCCATCGACCCGCGGCGGCTGGAGGCCATGCGGGCGTTCTGCACCGACCGCATCGCCGATGTGACGGCGACCTCGGCCGCCCGCGTCAACACCGAGCTGGGCCTTGCCATGGTCGGCGCCAAGACGCCGTTCGAAGCGGCGCGTTCGGTCGCCGGCGTGCTGGACGGCGGGCTGGAGCGGGCGCTGACCATCACGCGCACCGAGCTGGGGGCGGCCCACGCGGCGGCCGCGCAGGCCCGGCAGGAGCAGGCGGCACCGGTGCTGCCGGGCCTGCGCAAGCAGTGGCGGCGGTCGGGCAAGATCCATTCCCGCCTGTCGCATGATCTGGCGGACGGGCAGATCAAGAAGCCGGACGAGCCGTTCCTGGTCGGCGGGGAGCCGATCATGTTCCCGAAGGACCCCAAGGCGCCGGCCAAGCACCGCATCAACTGCGGCTGCGCCAGCCTGCCGCACATGGCGCATTGGGAGGTCAAGCACCCCATCGACCAGCCCTTCACGGTGGAGGAGCTGAACCAGAGCCCGGTGAAGCGGCGGTTGCAGGACGTGAAGCACACCGGTTTCGACACCTGGGCCAGACGGGCGCTGGAGAAGGACACGCGAAGGGACGGCACGGTGATGACCGCCGGCACCCTGCTGCCGGAGGTGGAGGAGGCGCTGAAGCTGCGGTTCGGGGCGGCGGTGACGACGCGCGAGATCGGCGTGTCCGACCGCATGCTGTGGCATTACGTCCGCGACGCCAAGGTGCTGGCCGGCAAGTCGGTGCCGGCGCGCGTCGCCCGCCGGCTGCCGCAGATCCTGGAGAACCCGCTGGCGGTGCTGTGGGACGCGGCGGCGGCCAAGGCCGGCCGGCCGGCCATCTTCTACATCGCGGAGGTGGGCGGGGGTGAGAAGCGGCTGGCCCGCTTCACGGTCGTGCTGCGCGACCGCGACAAGAAATCGAAGGTGGAGCGGCACAACTTCGTCGTCTCCGCCGGGCTGGTCGATCGCGCCACCCTGGCGAACACGAAGGCCTACCCGCTGATCCGGGGGACGCTGTGACACCGGGCGGCGCAGGCCTTCGCCGGATGGCCGCGCCCGCCGTATGAGGGATGCAAGAGGTGGTCGCCGCCGGGGTGCGCAACGTCCCCGAAACCCCTATGCCCCGCGTGTCGCCGGGCGAGGGCCGGCACCGCAGCTTGCCCATGGAAGGGGGCGCGGCTCCAGGATCAAGCCGCCTTCAGATCACGGCGGCGACCACACCTTATATATAGGGGGGAAGCGCGGTCGCGGGAAGCCTCTGGGAAGCCCGCCGATGCGGCAGGCTTCCGGCCGCCTCGATGGGTGCCGTGTCCCGCCGGAACGCATCCAGCCCCCGTCAACCATGCGTCAGAAACGACGCCGAAGGGGGTACCCCAACCCCCTCATCCGATGGCGTAAACCAAAGGCGGTATCGGGGGCATGATCGGCGCCGTTCCCGACGTCCCGACCGATGGTCCCATGGCCGCTCCGAAGACCCGACCCGCACCGGCCCGCCCCTCTCCGGCGCACCCTTCTCCGGCGCACCCTGCTCCGGAGGCGGCCACCGCCGCGGCCGACGACGCCCCCGGCCCGGACGGGGCATCCGACATCCGCCGCGCCGCAGCCGCCCTGAAGGTGCCGGCGAAACGCCTGCTGGCGGCGCGGATCGACGGCGACTGCGTCTTCGCCGTCACCGTCGACGGGCAAAAGCTCACGGGTGCGCTGCCATGACGATCCCGGCGACCGGCATCCTCGGCGAGGCGGCGCTGCGTGAAGCGGCGGCATCGTCCTACCAGGACATCATCCAGCGCGTCACCGCCGCGGTGCGGGCGCTGTTCAAACAGACGGGCCGCGAGAACTACGTGTACCTGCGCGGGCTGTGGCCGGAGCAGGCCGTGGTCTCCGTCAGCGAGAGCGGTGGCGACGCCAGGCTGCTGTCCTATCCCTACACCCTGGCCGAGCGCGGTGCGGTGACGCTCGGCAGCCCGGTCGAGGTGGTCGAGACCTTCACCCCGGCCGATGCGTCCATGCGGGAAGCGGCCGGTGCGCTGCTGGAGGCGGCCCCCGACGCCGCCACCACCGACGCCGGCACCGGCGCCGTGAACGCCCGCTACCGGGTGCGGGTGATCCGCGCCGGACTGTCCGGAAACGGCAACTACTACCCCGACGCCACCCTGCGCGAGGCGCGCGGCCTGTTCGACGGTGCCCGCGTGTTCGTCAAGTCCGACGCCGAGCATCTGAAGGGCGGCGGCAAGGATCTGCGCAATCTGGTGGGGCGCCTGTCCGACGTCGTCTTCGTGGAGGGCAAGGCCGCCGACACCGGCGAGTTGCGGGCGGTGCTGACCCTGATCGACCCGTCGGAGGCGGTGTCGGTCAAGCTGCGGGAGGCGGTGAAGGGCGGCATGGCCGACCTGTTCGGCCTGTCCATCGACGCCGGCGGCCGGGTCAAGGCCGGCAAGGTCGGGGGGCGGGCGCTGAAGGTCGCCACCGCCATCACGACGGTCAAGTCGGTGGACCTCATCGTCGAGCCCGGCGCCGGCGGCGCCGTCATGTCCCTGATCGAAGCCCTGGACGAGGAAGCCATGCTGCGCGCACGCCTGATCGACACCATCAACCGCCGCCGCCCCGCCCTGCTGGCCGGAAAGGACGTGGCCGCCCTGTCCGACGACGAGCTGGAGGCCGTGTTCGCCGAGGCCATGGGCGACCCGGCCATGAGCGGGGGGCCGGGCGATCCGGCGCCCGTCCCGAAGTCCGACCCGAAGCCCGCCCCGGCTGGGGCCACCGACCCCGGCGAGGTGGCGCGGCTGGTCGAGGCGCAGGTCACGGCGCGGTTGAACCGCAACGTCGCGATGCGCGAGCGCGTCGGCCGCTCCGCGCTGCCGGACCGGGCGAAAGCGCGGCTGACGGCCGAGTTCGAGGGGCAGGCCGAGTTCCGCGAGGCGGACGTCGAGCGCCGCATCCAGGACGAGATCGCCTATCTCGCCCCGGCCGCGACCGGGGACCGGGTGCGGGGCTTGGGCGAGGACAGCCTGATCCTGTTCGGCGAGACGCGGGCGGACAAGCTGCGCGAGGCGATGGCCGCCTTCTGGGACCCGTCGCACAAGCACCACCGCGACGCCCCGTCGCTGAAGGACCTCTATGTCATGGCGACCGGCGACCGCCGCGTCACCGGCCGCACCAGGGATTGCGACGAGGCGCTGCTGCGGGAGGCGCTGGACGGGGAGGATTTCGCCGCCGTCTTCCTCGACAGCATGAACAAGCGGGTGATCCAGTCCTACCGCGAGTACCGCGAGCTGGACGGCTGGCGCGACCTGACGGGCGAGCCGGTGCCCATCGGCGACTTCCGCGAGCAGTCCCGCGTGGCGTGGGGCGGCTACGGCGACCTGCCCATCGTCGCCAAGAACGATCCCTATGTCGAGCTGGAGAGCCCCTCCGAAGACGATCCGGCCACCTACAAGGTGCACAAGCGCGGCCGGCTGGAAAGCATCGCGGTCGAGGACATCAAGAACGACGACGTCGGCTTCGTGCGCCGCATCCCGGTCGATCTGGGCCGCGCGGCCAAGCGCACGCTGTACAAGTTCGTGTTGAACTTCCTGCGCGACAACCCGGTCATCAAGGACGGCAAGACGCTGTTCCACGCCGACCACGGCAACCTGATCACGTCGGCGCTGGGTGCGGCCAGCTACAAGGCCCTGCGGCTGATGATGAAGCGCCAGCGGGACATCGGCGGCAACGACACCATCGGGGTCAACCCGCGCTTCCTGTGGGTGCCGGACGCGCTGGAGGAGACGGCGTTCGACCTGTTCACTTTGGCCCAGCGCAACGATCCCGACTTCACGGTCACGCTGAAGCCGGCGATCCGCCCGGTCTTCCACTGGACCGACGAGGCCGACTGGTGCGTGTCGGCCGACCCGCGGGACATCCCCACCATCGAGATCGGCTTCCTGGACGGCAAGGACGAACCCGAGCTGTGGACGCAGGACAGCCCGACCAGCGGCAGCCTGTTCACCAACGACCAGATCACCTGGAAGGTCCGTCACATCTATGGCGGCACCGTGCTCGACCACCGCGGGCTGGGCAAGTCCGTGGTGGCGTGAGCGATCCCGGCCCCTCGTTTCCGAGCCCCTCGTTTCCGGCAAGGCGTGAACGACCATGACGAGCACCCCGAACATCCCGCCCGGCGGCGGGCATGCCTACAGCTTCCCGATCCGCCTCGCCGGCGTGTGGACGGCGGACGTCGCCGCCGCGGCCCGCCACGTGCTGCAGGGCCGCCACCGCATCCTGGGCGCCGTGGCCGTGGCGCGGGCGTCGTCCGGCACCAGCCCGACCTGCGCGGTCGACATCAAGGTCGGCAACAGCAGCGTGCTGGCGGAGCCGCTGGAGATCACGGCCACGGCCGCGACCTACGCGACGATGGTCAACCTGACCGCGGAGGGCGGGTCGGCCTGGCCGACCGTGCCGGCCGGCGGGGTGATCACCATCGGGCTGGACATCGGCGGCACGACGCCGTCCTGGACCGACATCGACGTCACCCTGCATCTGGCGCGGTTCTGACCATGGCGCGCGCGGATCTGCTGGCCCTGGTCGAGGACGTGGTGCGCGGCGACGACGCGCGGCTGCGCGCCGGCGCCGGCGACCGCGCGCTGGACGAGGCGGTGCGCCGCTATTCGAAGGACCGGCCGCGGCGCGCGGTGGCCGACATCGCCGGCACCGGCGCCCATCTGGTGGAGCCGCCCGCGGGGTGGGAGCCGGGAAGCGCCGTCGTCGGGCTGGAAGTGCCGGCGGGGCAGGCGCCGCCGGCGATCCGGCCGGCGGGCGATCTGGTGCCCTACGACCACCCCGACGGCGTCCGACTGATGTGGCGTCCGACGCCGCCGCCCGGCCCCGCGGACACCGCCCGCGTCACCTTCACCGTCCGCCATCGGCTGACCGCGTTCGAGGACACCATCCCGGAGGCCGACCGGCTGGCGGTGGCGAGCCTTGCCGCCAGCCTGCTGCTGGAACAGCTCGCCGCCGCCACGGCCGGCGACACCGACACCACCATCCCGGCCGACGCGGTGGACCACCGCGGCGCCAGCGACCGCTACGCGGCCCGCGCGCGCTCCGCCCGCAAGGCCTATGACGATCACCTGTCGGCCAGCGGGCCGGCGCCGGGCCGGTCGGCGGGTGCGTCGGCCAGCATCGCCTGGGAGCCGCGCCGGGGCCTGCTGCGGCGGGGGGCGACGTGAGCGGCCCGGCCTTCGGCCTGGATTTCGACGCCCGCGCCCGCGCGGCGCTGGACGCCGCACCGGCGGTGTTCCTGCGCGAGCTGGCGGTCGGTGTGCTCGAAGGGCAATTGTTGCTGGAACGGGAGGTCAGGGAGCGGACGCCGACCAGTGGTGCGGGGACGCTGCGCGACAGCATCGGCGCCCTGCCGATCGAGCTGTCGGGGGAGCGGGTCGTGGGTGCGGTGGGCACCAGCCTTGCATATGCCGAACCGGTCGAGGTCGGCAGCCGACCGCACGTGCCGCCGCTGGAGCCGCTGGCGGATTGGGTCCGCCGCAAGCTGGGCAAGACCGGCGAGGAGGGTGACGCCGTGGCGAACGCCATCCGCTGGGCCATCGCCAAGCGCGGCACGAAGGGCGCCTTCATGTTCCGCGACGCGCTGGCCGCCGTCCAACCCCAGCTCGAAAGCATCCTGGCCGCCGCGGCCCAGCGCGCCATCCACCGTGTCGGAGGTGCTGCATCATGACCGATCCCGTGCGGGCCGCCATCGTCGCGGCGCTGGAGACCGTGCCGGCGATCGGCGCCGTCCACGCTTTCGAGCGCTACGCGCCGCAATCGCAAGCGATGCAGGCGCTCTACCGGTGGACGAACCCCGACACCGGTGCGGCCGAGATCCGCGGCTGGTTCGTGTCGCTGGTGTCCGAGCGATACGGCGCGCCGCGCGCCGGCCGCGGGACCGTGGTCGGCGGCTGGCTGATCACCGGGCTCCTGGCGGTGCAGGACGCGGCGGCGAGCGAACTGACCATCGCCGCGCTGGCGCGCGCCGTGGTGGCGCGGCTGGCCGCCGACCCGACGCTCGGCGGCACGGTCGGGCGCCTGTGCGACGGGCGGAACGGGCCGGCGACTGACGTGGGGGCGCAGATCGAGCGGATCGAGCCCGTCATGTTCGCCGGCGTGCTCTGCCACCGCGCCCGCCTGTCCCTCGTCACCGAACGGTTCCAATAGCGAGGAGAGCACCGATGCGCCCCTGCATCGACCGGATCGTCACCGACCAGAAGGACGGGCCGCGCCCGGTGGCGCCGTCCGTCATGCCGTCATCCGAGCCGCCATCCGGGCCGACACCGGCCGCGGACGCGTCCGCCCCCGCCGTCGAGCCCGCCCCCATCGAGCCCGCCCCCGTCAAGACCGCCGGCCGCCGCCGGCCGGCCGTCCCGCAGGAGTAAGCCGCCATGCCGCCCGTGCCCAGCGCGCCGATGCATTTCGATCACAAGGACGTGCTGATCGCCGTCGAGACCGAGTACGGCGACGACGACGGCCTGACCTTCCAGGCCTGCCGCCTGTGGGACGTGCAGGCCACCTGGCTGGAGGCCGACGAGAAGGAATTGCCCTATGTGTTGAAGCACATGGGCAACCGGCACGCCGAGCTGTTCTCCCGCCGCACCCGCCTGACGGCCAAGGTCGGGCTGGTCGGCTGCGGCGCCGCGGCCGACCACATCCCGCTGTGGGATCCGTTTCTGCGCGCCGGGGGTGCGGCGCGCACGCAGGTCGCGAAGACGGCCAACGCGACGATTGCCGCAGCCGCCACCCCCGGCGCGGGGGCCGAAGGCGCCTTCACCTACGCGCGGACCACCGCCTATGCCGGCGTGTTCGACCGCACCGTTACCCTGACCTGCACGACGGGGGGAGGCACCGGCGTCGCCGCCTTCACCGTGGCGGCGCCGGCGGTGGAGTATCTGCCGGCCTACAGCGAGACCGGCGTGGTGATGACCACGGCGTCGCCGTTCCAGTTGCCCGGCGGGGCGGAGATCACCCCGTCCGCCATCGGCACGCCGTTCGAGGTGGGCGACAGCTTCACCATCGCACTGACGGCGCCGGGGTGTCTGTACGAGCCGTCGTCGGACCGCACCGGCCACAAGTCGGCGACGCTGCGCGCCTATCTGCCCGACCCGTCGGCCGGCGGCGGCCAGGAGCGGCTGTACCGGATGCTCGGTTCGCGCCTGAACGTGAAGGCGACCGGCGCCATCAACGACTTCCCTTATTGGGAGGTCGAGATCACCAGCCTGTTCACGGCACCGGCCTTCGCCGCGGCGGCGGTCGCCGATTACAGCGGCTGGCCCGATCCGGTCGAGGTCTCCACCGCCAACACGCCGATCTGCCGCCTGTTCGGGCACGATCTGGTGGCCGAGCAGTTCGGCTGGGACAGCGGCAACACGGTGGAGCTGGTGGAGCGCGTCGGCCGGACGGCGGTGCGCATCAACGACCGCAAGTCCACCGCCAGCTTGAAGGTCGAGGAACCGGGGCTGGGCGACTTCGACGTCATGGCCGCGGTCGCCGCACGGACCAAGGGCGAGCTGCTGTTCCAGCACGGGCGTGCCGCCGGCGAGGTGGTGCGCTTCCGCGCCGCGGGCGCCCAGATCGGCAAACCGACCTGGTCGGAAAGCAAGAAGGACCTGATGGTCGATCTGCCGATGCGTCTGGTGCACGGGGCCGAGGGTGACGACGAATGGTCGATCTTCGTGCCCGCCGGCACCGCCGCCTGAGCCAGCCCTTCCACCCGGAGACCCCCATGACGGTTTTTTCCTTCAACATCCAGGACCGGATCGACGTCGTCGCACCGGTCAAGTTCAAGGTCCCGCAGTCGGTCCAGCGCGCGCAGCGCGGTGCCGAGATCCCGTTCGTGACGAAGACCATCTTCGTCGTCTTCCGCATCCCGCACGAGGACGAGATGGAGCGGGTGCGCGAGGAGATGATGGAGCACAACCGGGCGGTCAACGACCGGATCGCCGAGGCTTCCAAGCGGCGGGAGGGCGCATCCCCCGAGGAGCGGGCGGAGGCCGACCGGGAGATCGACGAGGCCACCCGCGGGCTGCGGCTTCAGCAGGTGGAGCTGCTGAAGGCCTTCATCGTCGGGCTGCCGGAGAACCACGGGATCGGCGACGGCGACGCACCGGCGGAGTATTCGCCCGAGCTGATCGAACGGCTGTGCGGCTTCCGCTTCCTTCAGAACGCGCTGTGGGAGGTGTTCGTGAAGCTGCTGAACGGGGACGCCAAGAAGGGAAACTGACGGCGGCGGCGCGGGCCTGGGCCGGGGGCGGGCGCAAGCCGGTCACCGGCACCGTCGCCCCGGCCGCGGTGGCGGCGCTGGCGGGCGGTGGCGAGCCCGAGGACGCGCCGCCGCCGGACGATCCGGACGAACCGCGGCCCTTCCCCGTCACGCTGTGGCGCCCGGCCTGGCCGCTGTTCGAGCTGTTCGTCGCGGCCGATCGGGTCTGGCGCTATCCGGCGATGGGCGGGCCGCCGATCGGTCTTGACCTGGTGCAGCTCCGGCAACTGGCCGACGCCTTCGGGATCGCCTGGGACCGGGAGACGCTGGTGCTGGTGCAGGCGATGGAGATGGCCGCCTGCGCGATCCACGAGGCGGACTGGCGGCGGCGGCACCCGCCGAAAGGGCCTGACGCTCCCCGATCCAAGGGCCGGCGCAACAAGGGCGGATCATGACGAACCTCGCGGTGGCGATCCGGTTGACGGCGGACGGCTCGGCCTTCGTGGGCGAGATCAAGCTGTCGCGCGACGCGCTGACCGGGCTGACCGACGCCGCCAACGACGCCGGGCAGGCGCTGGACCGCGCCGGCGGGTCCGGCAATGTCGCCGATCTGGACGCGTGGCGGCGGTCCATGCAGGCGACGGCCGAGGACCTGTCGCGGACGTCCAGGGGGTTGCGGGAGTTCCAGCAGGCGCTTGAGGCCACGGCTGCGGGCGTCCGCGCCAGCCGGACGGAAACCGAGGCCACCGGCCGCGGCACGGTGACCGCGCTGGAGCAGGTGCGCCGGGCCTACGATCCGGTCTACGCCGCCGCCGCCCGCTACCGCGACGAGCTGCGCGCCGTCCTGAAGGCGCTGAACGACAACAACGTCCAGGGTGGAGAGCGCATCCGCATCCTGCGGGCGGTGGCGGAGGCGCACAACCCGGTCATCCAGGCGAACCGCCAGGAGGCCGCGTCCCTGCAACTGCTGACCGACCGGCTTGAGCCGGCGGCCGCGGCGACGCGCCGTCTGGCCGAGGATCAGGCGCTTCTCGACCGCGCCCTGGCCGGCGGGCGCATCGACGCGGAGAGCCATGGCCGGCTGACCACGGCGCTGAAGGAACAGTCGCTGGCGGCGCGGGACACCGCCGGCTCCACCCGGCTGGCGGCGCATGAGATGACGAACCTGTCCTTCCAGGTGCAGGATGTGGTCGCCCAGCTCGGGTCCGGCACGAACCCGTTCGTCATCCTGGCGCAGCAGGGGCCGCAGGCGGTGGGAGCGGTCGGCGGGGTGGGGCGCGCCCTGTCGCTGCTGCGCACGCCGATGACGGGGGTGGTGGCGGGGGCGACGGCATTGGCCGGCGCCTTTGCCCTGGTCGTGTCGCGGGCCGTGTCGATACAGGCCGAACTGCGCGGCTGGGACGTGGCGCTTCAGGCCACGGGCCAACAGGCCGGGGTGACCGCGGCGGAAATCCGGGGCATCACGGAGGAGATGGTCAGGCTCGGCGCGTCGCGGGACGACGCCGTGGCGGCGCTGTCGGCGGCGCTCGACACACGCAAGCTGGGCAGCGCCGACCAGCTCCGCGAGATCGGGCGTCTGGCCGTGGACCTCGGCGTGCGGCTCGGTGGCACCGCGGAGGCCGGGCAGAAACTGTCGGAGTGGCTGACCACCGGAACGGCGGGCCTTCGCGCGCTGTCGCAGGCCACCGGCGCGCTGACGGTGGAGCAGTACGAAGCGGCGAGAGCGGCCCTGGAGCAAGGCGACCGGCTGAAGGCCAACGCTATCGTCATCGACGCCTTGAAGCAACGGTTCCAGGGGCTGCGGCAGGAAAGCCTCGGTCCGGTCCAGCAGGCCATGGAGCGGTTGAACAGGGAGTTCAACGCGTTCGTGGATGTTGCGGCGAAGGCCAGCGCGCCGCTCGTCATCAGCGTCAGCGTGACCGGTGCCGAATGGCTGAAGGGGTTGGTGGAGTTCCTCAGCAATCCGACCCCGCAGGCGTTCGCCCGCTGGCAGATGATGGGAAATCCGCTGTGGGGTATGAACGGCACGAGCCTGCCGCCGACCGAACCGGCTCCGCCCGCGCCGTCTGTCGGCTCGCCCTTCACCGGCCGGCCGACCGCGGCGGGCACGTCGGCCGGCCGGTACGGGACGCGGCTGAACGGCCTTACCAATGACGAAGAAATCGCCATTGATGAGTTGAAGAAAGCGAACGACCGGCTGGCGGCGGCATATCAGAAGACCGGCGCTGCACGAGAGATCGCAATTGCGAAAGAACAAGCGTACATCGCCGCCATCAACGCCGGCAAGTCTGTAGGCCTGGCGAAGGCCGAAGCGGACGAGGCGGCGCGCATGGCGTCCGTCCAGGCGGCCGCGGCCATCGCCGACCAGACCGCCGAGGTCACCATCCAGACCCGTGCCACGCGCGACGCTGCCGCCGCCGTGCTGGCCGGCACCGTCTCGGCCGCGGCGGGCTGGGAGGCGTTGGGCCGGGCGCAGGCCGAAGCGCTGGCGACCGGTGTGGATCCGCTGACGCGCCAGCGTCAGATCCTGGAGGAGCAGGCGGCGGCGACGGCGCTCGCCGGGGCAAAGCAGGTGGACCAGATGGAGCGCGAGGTGATCGCGCGGCGCAAGGTGGCGGAGGCGGCCGGCGCATCGGTCGCCGCCCAGAAGGAGGAGGAGCTTCAGGCGAAGATCCAGGCGGCGACGCTGGAGGAGACGATCGCGCTCCAGCACGCCGATGCCGAGACCAAGGAGATCCTGCTGGAGGTCATCCGGCGGAAGACGGCCGCCGTCCGCGGCGAGGCGGTGGCGGAGCGCGAACTTGCGCTCGCCACGATGGAGCAGCAGGAAGGGCAGCGGGGCCGCCGGGCGGCGTTCGAGGCGGCGATGGCCGGCGCGCCGGAGGCGGTGCGCGCGCTGGCGACGGCCGAGTTCGAGGTGTTGGAGGCGCTGCGCGCGCAGGGCATCGAATACGACGCGCTCGACACCAAGGGCAGGAAGCGGGTCGATGACCAGGTCGCCGCGGCCCGCGCCAGGGCGACGCTGGAACTCGACACGCAACGCACGACGGCTGCCTACAAGGAGCTGGAACAGTTCGGCGAGCGCGCGATGGACGCGCTGCTGGAGAAGATCGTCGAGGCCGGGGACGGCACGCTGGAATGGCGCGACGCGGTCAAGGCGCTGTGGGGCGAGTTCCAGACGCTCGCCTTGCGGATGGCGGTCATCAATCCGATCAAGAATTGGGCGTTGGGCAGCAATTTGCCGACGCTGTGGGATCTGGCCGGGGCCATCACGCCGGCGGCGTCCGGGGGTGGGGTCCGGCCGGTGACGGCCGGCACGCCCGCCGCCGCCAACCAGAACGCCCAATCCGGGGGGGGCACCGGCGGGCTGTCGATCGGGTCGCTGTCGCGGCTGACCGACCCGTCGGCGCTGCCCGGCTGGTGGCACTCGCCGGTGTTCGGCTCTTCCGGCTCGACGGCGAACAGTGTCGGCGTGATCAACGACGGCACGGCCGGCTTCGACACGACCGGGGCCTTTGACGCCGCCGGCAACCCGCTCGGCGGCGCCACCGGCGCGACCTGGGGGCAGGTGGCGACGGCCGCGGGGGCGGCGTTGAGCGCGTTCAACGCGTTTCGCGCCTTCTCGCAGGGTCAGATCGGCAGCGGCATCGGCAACACCATCTCCGCCGGGCTGGGCATCGCGCAGCTCGCCGGGGTGGCGCTCGGGCCTTTGGGACCGATTGCCATGGTGGCCGCCCCCATCATCGGCGGATTGCTCGACGGGCTTTTCGCGAAGAAGCCCTCCGCCAAGGAGGGCGGCAGCACGATCAATCTGACCACCGGTGCGGAGACCATCGGAGGGCAGACGGGCAAGAAGTTCTCCCAGGAAAACCGCGACGCGGCCAGCGACATCTCCCAGGCCGTGTACGAGATGTACAAGGGCCTGTCCGACCTCGCCGGCGGCAAGACGCTGCCCTTCGACATGTTCGTCGGCGTCACCCAGACCGGCATACGGGCGCAGTACAACGGGCCGAACACCGAGCGGACCTTCGGCAAGGACGACGCCGGGATCAAGGAGCTGACCGCGTGGTTCGCAGGCATCTTCACGCGCGAACTGAAGGACGGCTTCGAACCGGCGGTGCAGCGGGCCATCGACAACATCGACTGGAGCGACCTGGAAACGGGGATGAAGCAGCTCCAGTTCGCGATCGACTTTCCGCTCCGCACGAAGGACCTCGCCGGCAACCTGTCCCTTGAGGACGCGACCCGGCGACAGGCGAAGGAGGGCGTGAAGAGCACGACCACCGCGCTGAAGGAGTTCCTGGAGACGACGGAAAAGCTGTGGCCGGCGGTGCAGCAGGGCGGACGGACGGTCACCACCACCACCCGTGAGCTGACCGAGATGTCGGCGGCCGAGGCGATCGGCAAGGGGTTGCTGACGCGCGAGCAGCAATACATGGGCGACGCGACCTGGGAAACCGTCTGGAAGGACGTGGAGGGTCGCGTCGTCCAGGTCGGCGACGACCTGTCGCAGACCGTCGCCATCTGGCGGGACGTGACGAAGACGGTGACCGAGGGCGGCCAGGCCGT